GCGCCTTTTTAACCCGTATGTAGTATAGTTGGGTTAATAATTTCCTTACGAAAGGGGAAAATAATGGCTTGGACTGATTACTTTGTTAATTCAATCCCTGGCGCAAAAGTAGTTGCATCAGCAGATGCAAAACCATATGTTTCACACGAAATTGCTCTTCGAGAGTATGTTGAGATTGAATTAAACATTCAAAACGAAGCATTGCCATTTCATATTTTCTTCCGTCGCTTTGATGCTATCGGTGGAGAATTGGAAAATCGTTTATTTGCACAAATGGGCGAAAAAACATTGGCTCTTAAATCTGCCAAAGAATTAACTGCAATGCGGCTTAATTCTATGGAATTTGTCCTAGACGGAGAATAAAAGGGCAAAATCCACATAACGCTATAATCGTTCGATGGACGATTACTCAGCCTCGGTTGATAGCGTCGTGTCTGTTCTTGGTTCGTTCGCTATCCAGACCCATGAAGTATTTAAGGAACTGGTTAAAGCGGGATTTAACGAAGAACAGGCTATTAAAATTTGTGTTGGATTAGCCACTAAAGATTAACGGGGAACCATGGCAGAGAAACTTGATTTAACAGAGTTTGGTTCGACGGGCTTACGCCGTTCGGGTGGAACTGTCTATGAAGAATTCCTTACTAACCTTCGCGGTATTCGCGGCGCTAAAGTTTACCGCGAAATGGCAGACAACGACCCAGTAATTGGGTCAATGCTTTATGCGATTGAAAAAGTTATTACCCGCCTTGAATGGCGTATTGACCCTTACGAAGAAGATTTACAACCCGACTCTGCTTCAAATTCTAAAGATGAGGAAGTTGGAAAATTTATTGAAGAATGTCTGCATGATATGTCAGACTCATGGGACCAAACACTTTCAAGCATTTTAACTATGCTTATTTTTGGCTATTCATACCATGAAATTGTTTATAAGTACCGTGGTGGTCAAGATGCCAAAGATGGAACTCGTCGCTCAAAGTATTCAGATGGGAAAATTGGTTGGCGTAAATTCCCAATCCGCGCTCAAGAAACTCTCTTTCGTTGGGACATTGACGAAACTGGCGGCATCAATGGAATGGTGCAAGTAGACCCTTCGGGTGGCGGTGTTCATTACATACCAATTGAAAAGGCTATGTTGTTCCGTACAAGTGTAAACAAAAACAACCCTGAAGGTCGCTCTATTCTTCGTAATGCTTACCGACCATGGTATTTCAAGAAGCGTATTGAAGAAATTGAAGCCATTGGTATTGAGCGCGATTTAGCAGGTTTGCCAGTTGCATTTGTGCCACCTGAGTATCTTTCTGCATCTGCATCAGATACACAAAAGGCTGTGCTTGCTTCAGTTCAACAAATTGTTACATCTATCAAGCGCAATGAGCAAGAAGGCGTTGTATTCCCAACTCTTTATGACGAGCATGGAAACAAACAATTTGACTTAAATCTTTTATCATCAGGCGGTTCACGCCAGTTTGATACAGATAAGATTATCCAGCGCTATGACCAGCGTATGTCCATGTCTATCCTTTCAGACTTTATTCTTCTTGGTTCAGACAAAGTTGGCTCATATGCACTTGGCTCAACAAAGATGGATTTGTGGTCAATGGCTGTAGATTCAATCGCCAAAAATATTGCTGAAGTAATTAACTCTTACGCAATCCCTCGTTTGATGAAGTTAAACGGTATGGATGTAAGTCGCTGCCCACAACTTAATTATGGCGAAATCAACCATGTCGATTTGACTGAAATTGGCGATTTTGTTACTAAGTTGGCTCAGGCTGGAGTTCTTGTACCTGATGCAAACCTTGAACACTACCTACGCGACTTGGCTGGATTGCCTGAAGCGGACCATAGTGGAGCAAGTTTTGGTGCGCCACCTGCGCCTGGTCAAGATGCGACTGCACCTGAAGCGCCAGCACCAACAGAGGCACCTGCAACTCCTGATGCGAAAGCAACACCGAGCGAAACGAAGTAAGCCATGGGGATTAGGTTCAACCGTGGAAACGGTCCTAAAGTTCCACTATCTGCCGAAGAGCAGGTGATGGCTCGCGCCCTGCTAGATGCTATCCGACGCACAACTAATTCAATCTCCGTCCAGGAATTGTCACGGATTATATCTCAACTAGATGCAGATACTTTAGCCCGCCTACTTCAACAAATTTCTTTAACAGGAGATGCGGCGGCAATTAATAGAGCGTTAATGCAATCTGTTAATTTTGGTGGAGTAGATGCAATCCAACAAATCTCCCGTATTGCTCCAGCGCTTGCTTTGCCAGCCTTTGTGCCTACAAAGGTACAAGTTTTAAATCCAGAATCTCTAGCAAATATGGATTTTACAAAAGTCCCTCGGTGGGCAAGTAACGCCCCAGAAAAAATAAAGTTCAATCTAAGTTTTAATAAAACAAATCCAAATTCTTTAGCATTTGCTCAACGCCGCGCAGCCGAATTAATTAGAAGTATTGATGAACAAACCCGTTTATCTATTAGAAATATAATTACAGATTCTTTTGCCAACCAAGTAAGCCCACAAATTACGGCTATGCGAATCAAGAACATTATTGGACTTCATCCAAGATGGGCGGATGCTGTGGTCGAGTTCGAAAAGCGTGAGACCGCTCGTTTGATTAAGGCTGGGGTAATCGAATCCAAGGCTGTTAAGACAGCGCAAGGTTCTGCCGCTGCTTACGCCGATAGATTAAAGCAAGCCCGCGCAACAACAATTGCTCGAACAGAAATTCAAATTGCTCAAAATGAGGGACGCTACGAAGGGTGGAAACAAGCATCTGATGCGGGCTATGTAGACCCCGCTTCAACTAAAACTTGGATAATTTCTCAAGACGAACGCACCTGCGATATATGTCTGCCACTCGATGGTGAGACAGTTCCCTGGAACGGAGTATTTTCAATTGGTGATGAAGTACCTGGAAGAGTGCATCCAAATTGTCGATGCACCATGATTATTAATGCTCCCGAAATTGCCTCACTATGACTCAAACAATTTATTTTGAACCTGGACTAAAACCAGTAATTAAATTTAATCCTAACCATGATGAAATTGGTCGTTTTACTAATGCAGATGGTTTTTCGGCTAAAGGAAACTTTGACGAAGATACTGAAGGAGAAGATGCTCAATCTCTTTATTTTGATAAGTATGGAATTAAGACTGACGGAAGTAAAGAGCCAGTTGGAATTTCAAAAGATGAAATAAAAAGTTTAGATAACTATACAGCAGATGGCTTTAAACAAATTAATCAATATTTACGACTTGGTGGAAAAAGCCCCTATGCTCCAGGTTCATATTATGACAGAGAATCTAAAGGATTAAACGAAAATAAAGTTGCTGATTTAGATAAACTTATTGAAGAATCACCTAATTTATTTGGCAATAAAAATTTATATCGTGTTTTTGCAAATGAGGTTTTGCAAGATTTAAATGAAGGCGATATTTTAAAAGATAGAGCATTTTTATCTACAACAAGAGTTGATATAACTCACTCCAAAAATATAGAAACATTGCAAAATCTTCAAATGATTACAGAAGCAAATACTAGAACGGCAGTTATTCTTCCCAGCCCATCAAGAAATGGTAAAGGTCTGGCGGTAGATTATATGAAAAATGCTGTTTCGGATTTGTTTACTAATACATCAACCGCTAATAACGAAAAAGAAGTTATATTGCCTCGGAACACTCCCTTAAAGTATATTGGGTTGAAAGAAGTGAGCAGAGGCACGGGTACAAATATGGTCATTGCGGTCTTTCAGAGGATGGACAAATGAGTAGATTTGTAACTGACACATTAGATGGAATTGAAATAATCCGAGCCAAAGATGTTGCTAAGTTCAACCCTAACCATGATGAAGTGGGTCGATTTGCTACTGGAAATGGCTCAGGCGGAACGGCTTCTCCTGCTGGAAGAAAACTTACAGAGGTGCAATTTACGCCTCATGTTGCTGCCCCTGGAACAGAAGGAGCATCCACTTTAGAGGGCGCTTATAAAGGATTCTCTTTAAGTGGCGATGAATTATCCACACTTCACAAATACACTAACAACGGTTACAAAGATATGAACGGTATGTTGCGCGGAACAGGCACTAGCCCATACAGCATCGAATCTACAAAACTGGATATTGAGGCAATGGATGCCCTGATTGAAAGAGCGCCACAGGTTAAATCAGAGACACCTATTTTTAGAGTTTTTAACGCATACCTTGTAGTAGGGCTAAAAGCAGGTGACACATATGTAGACAAAGGGTATATGTCTACGACAACCCACAACATAACAGCCAAAAGAGGAAAAACAGTAAGAAGTCTTATTGGAGATATTGAGCCTACAATGGATGTGGTAGGAAGAATTAAACCCAACGGTCACCATTCAGGAATATCAATAAATCACGCAGGAGAAGATATTTCCCCTAATCCAAA